GAAATACAACGTAATGCACGTAAATCGGCTAGCGATCCCTCTGCTTATAAATTTAGCACTGATTTCACTGCTAAAGGCACACGACGTAAAACAAAATTAAGTAAACACACAAAAGCGTATAGGAAAAAATATGGCACCAAAAAAGGGTAAAAAACCACTAGCTTCTTATTATGGTGATCCTAAAAAGGTCACACGAGGAGATATTATTACAGCCGCGAAAATGAAAGCAAATAAAAATGGCAAAAAGAAAAGACCCACTAAAGGGAACAGGAAAAAAACCTAAAGGCACTGGGAGGAGGTTATATACAGATGAAAACCCCAAAGACACAGTCTCTATTAAATACGCCACTGTGGAAGATGCCAAAGCTACTGCTCGTAAAGTTAAGCGAATTAATAAGCCGTATGCTCGCAAAATTCAAATCCTTACTGTGGTGGAACAAAGAGCAAAAGTCGCAGGCAAGCCCAAGCAAGCCGCGATCGCAAAAAAAGCAAAAGAAGAACTTAGAGCCAAGCATAAAAAAGGAGCAAAAAAATGAGCCTAAACGAAAAAACAAAAAAAGCACTGGCAAAAAAAGCGTCGGACGCCCGAAAAAAGGGTAAAAAAGTCACCGCAGGTCAGCTTGCTACCGTTTATAAAAAAGGGCTCGCCGCTTATCGTACAGGACACAGACCTGGAGCTACGCCAAGCCAATGGGCTATGGCACGTGTGAATAGTGTATTGACAGGGGGTAAAGCCGCGAAAGTTGACGCCCATGTGTTTGGTAAAGGCAAAAAGAAAGATACAAAGAAGAAAACAACAAAGAAGAAATAAATGAGTTTTTTACAAAGTAACATACCCTATTTCAAATGTTGGGTGCGTAAAGAATATACCTGTAACCATGAGCAATATCATGGGGAGTTTTTAGCGGCGATGGCTATAGCTGTTACAACTATACCTAATCGCTGTTTAAGTTTTCAAGTCATTTTTACAGGATATGAAGTAGAAGAAAATGAGCCAAATGTGCATGGTGGTGCAATGTGGGCAAGAATGCCTATTACAGCATTAGTTGGCGACGGAGCGTTTGATAAGTTTCCCGAGCCAATGGAGGTGTTTTCAGCTCAACCTTGGGATTGTATGTCACATACTCACGCTGTATATTCGTTACGACGTGCTCAACCATGTCCTTGGCTTGCAAAAATTGGAGGAGAAATGTATCCTGCAAAATACTACTTTACTGTAGATTATACAGATAGTGAAGTAGCAGACGACCCTGCTCAGCACAAACAAAGCCATGTGCTGGAGTTATTGGACGCTGGATCTTATACTGGCAATATCGTGGCTTTGCCCAACAACAGGGTTCGTGTTACACACCCTGCATGGTTTGAAACTGGAGAAGGAGCTCCTGATTTTAAACCGTCTCAACATATACACTATTCAAAGTCTGATTTAGATTATACTATGGACGTCAATCAGATTTTTGACAATCTTTATGCTGAAAAGGAGCAAAGCAATGGTAAAAAAGAAAAACGGAAACGGTAAGCGTACCATGAAATCTAAGGGTGGTATGAACAATAAGCGTATGATGAAATCAAAAGGCGGTATGAATAACAAACGCATGATGAAGTCCAAAGGTGGAATGAACAACAAGCGTGTTATGAAATCTAAGGGTGGAATGAATAACAAACGCATGATGAAATCTAAGGGTGGTATGGCTTCTACAAATAAAATGATTAAAGGACCATATAGCTAATGGCAACATCTGGGTCAACAGACTTTGAATTAGACGTTGCTGATTATATCGAAGAGGCATTTGAGAGGTGTGGTCAAGAGGTGCGTACAGGGTACGACCTTAAAACAGCAAAACGTTCACTCAATCTTTTGTTTGCAGACTGGGCAAATAGAGGGCTAAACCGTTGGACGATAGTGCAAACGACCACCACTCTCTCGGCAGGAACGCTTGAATATACTTTAGATGCGGATACTATAGATATATTAAGTGCTGTAATCCGTACTGGCACTGGTGTAAACCAAAGTGATACACAAATATCACGTATCAGCAGAGATGTTTATCTTAACATACCTAACAAAAATACTCAAGGTAGACCTAATCAGTGGTATGTGGATAGGCAGATTATACCAAAAATACGATTATACCCGACGCCTGATACTACCTACACTTTGGTTTTTGATAGGCTGACTCGTATAGAAGACGCTGATACTTTTGTCAATACCGCAGATGTTCCTTTTCGGTTTTACCCTTGTTTGTCCGCAGGTTTGGCATATTACATAGCCTTAAAACGAGCACCAGATAGAGTGCCTTTACTGAAACAACTTTACGAAGAAGAGTTTAATAGAGCCGCCTTTGAAGATGTAGATAGGGCAAATTTAAGCTTAACCCCTCGTAGAGACTTTTATGGGTTTAATTAATGAGCTATGCTATAGGCATACGTTCTTTTGGGCAGTGTGACCGATGTGGCTTTCGTGTAAAATATCTTAATCTGCGTAAAGAATGGAACGGTTTAAAGGTGTGTCCTGAATGTTATGAGACCAAACACCCTCAGTTAGAACCACACCAGACAGGTGCAGACCCCGAAGCGTTATTTGAAGCACGACCTGATACTGTACAAGAGCCAACAGATTTTGTAATATACACTAATGTTGGACTTGGCATACTAGGTACTTCATTGACGGCGTATACAGCAACCATGTCATTAGGGACAGTTACGGTGGAAATATCATGAGTTTTACGTTTGCTACACTAAAAACAGCTATACAAGATTATTGTGAAAATAGTGAAACTACTTTTGTGAATAACCTAAGTATTTTTATAAAAGAAGCTGAAGAACGTATACTGAAAAGTGTACAGCTCAGTTTATTTAGGCGAAACGCCACTGCTAGTTTTGCATCATCTAATAAATTTTTAGCTTGTCCTGATGACTTTTTAGCTCCTTTTTCATTAAGTTTTACAAATAGTAGTAGTGAAACTGTGTTTTTAGATTATAAAGATGTAAATTTTTTACAAACTTTTCACCCTAATCCTGCTACTACAGGCACACCACGATACTATGCTTTGTTTGATGTGGATAATTTTTTAATTGCACCAACGCCTGCGAGTGCATTAGCTGTGGAATTACATTACTATTATAGACCTACAAGTCTGACCGCAGGTGCAGAAGGTGGGTCTACTTGGTTAAGCACTAACGCTCCAAACGCTTTATTATACGGTAGTCTTGTGGAGGCATATACCTTTATGAAAGGTGAGGCTGATGTAATACAAAACTATACACAAAGATTTGTTGAAGCAGTGCAAGGTTTAAAACTATATGGCGAGGCACGAGAAAACACAGATGCTTATAGAACAGGATTAGTTGTAAGAGGTAAACAATAATGCTTTTAGAATTACCAAAAACACCGATAGTACAAGTCCACACCACAGATAATAGAGGGTTTACACCTGAAGAGATTGCAGGTTTTTGTGTTGATAAAATAGTAGAGGTAAGCGATAAAGCACCACCAGAAATACGAGATCAGGCGTATGCCTTTAAAGCACACTTACATAAGGTGATAACACACTACGTAAAAGAAGGTATCAAATCTGATAGAACTACGGTATATAATATGATTAAGGACGCAGGATATGAAAAACTTGCTGAGCAAATAAGGAGAGCGTAATGGCTATATCACAGGCAATGTGTACTTCATTTAAAGCTGAATTACTGTTAGGAGTGCATGATTTTAGGAACACAAGTGGAGATACTTTCAAAATTGCATTATACACGAGCAGTGCTAGTTTAGGAGCAGACACAACGGCTTTTACTACCAGTAATGAAGTGTCGAGCTCTAATTACACGTCTGGTGGCAATGATTTAGATAAAGTGAGTGCAACCTTTCCTAATACAAGTGGCACAACAGCGTTTATGGATTTTGAAGATGAAACCTTTTCTAATGTGACTTTGACTGCGAGAGGAGCGTTGATTTACAATAGCACACCGAGTGCTAATGATAAAAGTAATTCGAGCCTTACAAATCCTGCCGTTTGTGTTTTAGATTTTGGTGCAGACAAATCAGCTTCGTCAGGAAATTTTAAAGTGGTTTTTCCAACAGGAGATGTAAGTAACGCGATCATAAGGATAGCATAATGGCGTTTGTAATAGCAGATAGGGTACGCGAAACTACAGTAACAACAGGTACAGGAACTATAGATCTTGGGGGTGCTGTTACTAATTTTGAAACTTTTACAGCAAATCTATCAAATGGTGACACCACTTATTACGCCATAGTCGATAATACTAACAACGCTTTTGAAGTTGGTTTAGGTACTTTTGCTACAGGAAGCCCTAACACATTAGCCAGAACTACCATAATAGCCAGTTCAAATAGCAACAGTGCTGTTACACTTGGGTCTGGTACTAAAGATGTTTTCATTACCATACCTGCTAGCAAACTTGTTGTGGAAGATGGAAGTAACAATGTTGCCATAGGGGGGACTGTAACAGCTACAGCTTTTAGTGGTAGTGGGGCAAGCCTTACTGCTTTAAATGTATCAACTGACTCGACCCCACAGTTGGGTGGTGATTTAGATGTGAATGGCAACGATATTGTTACTACATCCAATGCAGATATAGACCTAGCTCCAAACGGAACAGGAAAAGTTGTTGTAAAAGGAAACAGCAATCAAGGTGCTATAAAGTTAAACTGCGAAGCTAATTCACATGGGCAGACTATAATCGCCGCTCCACATTCAGAAAGTGCTAATAATACTCTAACCCTACCTAGCACT